ATTCCACTCATACCCCCACATGATAGGTATTTTGAAGTCTTTGCTGGAGGTTTATCAATGTTCTTCAGAAAGAATAAAGCAATATGGAACGTACTAAATGACAAAGACAACAACATTGTAAATCTGTATATGTGTGTAATAGAAAAGACAGATGAATTGGTAGATATACTAAATTGGATTCCCAAGTCTCGTAAATTATTCTTAGATTTCAAAGAAGAGGTTCAAGAAAAACAAGAGATTGAGATTCCTGACCCTATGAGAGCGGCTAAGTATTTCTATTGCATAAGGCATAGTTTCAACAAGCTAATACACACTCCATTGTCTATGATAAAAGATTGGAATAAGAACTGGGAAGAAGAATTTAAATATTCAAGAGAAAAGATAGGAGGCGCAACAATAGAGAATCTAGACTTTGGAGAATTAGTAGACAGATACATACCAAGAGAGGGAGACTTTTGGTATCTTGACCCACCATACTTTGTTGCTCATGAAAAAGGTAACAAGTATTATCAACATAACTTCAATGCTGATGACCATTTAAGGTTAAAAGAAAAAGTTGATACAATACATAACAATGGTGGAAAATTCATGATTAGTTATGACCATGAAGAAAGAGTTGCTGAATTGTATAAAGATTATGATGTAAGAACCATAAATCTTAAATACGCAGGAGCCACAGACGAAGCAAAACAAAAAGAACGAAAGGAATATTTAATAATAAATTATGAACCAGCTAATCAAGTTGGATTATTTGAATAAGGAGATTATATGGCAAAAGAAATAAAAGTAGTTCCTTCTGCCTCCGAAGCAGAACAAGCTTTATTAGGATGTATACTAGAAGGTGGAGAACGTGAACAAGAAATTGCTATGGCTTGGATAAGAGATGATAATGCATTTTATACTCAAGACAACCAAGATGTTTGGAAAGCAATGTCAGAGTTGTATAAGGATGGAGTTGTAATAGATTTTGTAACTCTTTCAGAAAAGATGAAAGACATGACAAATGATAGCAAAGCCTATTACATTACTGGATTATCTGAAAGTTTTGCAAGTACTGCGAATGTAGAAAACTATGCTAAAATAGTATGGGAACGATACATACAAAGAGAGACTGCTAAATCAGCTGAAGCTTTACTTGATGCTAGTTATGAAGACTACAAAGAAGTAGGCAGTATTCTAGAAAAACATAGCAAGTTAATTGAAGAATTAAGACACGTTCAACCATCTAAAATAAGAGACATTGAAGTGTTGGTTGAAGAGATGAAAGCAACAGTGGAAGAAGATACAAATCTGATACCATTTAATCTTGGACATCTTGATACATTTGCAGGTGGAATGACTCGTAAAGAAATAACTGTATTAGGTGGAAGGCCCGGTCATGGCAAAACTACTCTTGTTATTAATATAATAAGAGGATTGGTAGAACAAGGATACAGAGTGATGCTATTTAACCGAGAAATGAGCAATACAGAGATGTTAAAGAAAATGGTAGTAATGGAATCAACTTCTCTTAAATACGGAGATATAAGACGAAATGACCTATCTGAAGGCAATAAGGAAGAGTTTGAATCCGTATCTGAAAGAATAAAAGGTAATTATGGTGAATTTCTTATGTATGATAATGTAAGAGGTTTAGATGATTGTCTAAGAGAGATTGCTAAGCATAAACCAGATGTAGTGATTGATGACTATATTCAATTGATACAAGTAGATGGAGTAAAAGAAGGAAGAAGGTTTGAGATTGAAAAGATAATGCAAGAATACAAATGGATATGTAAACAAGAGAATTGTTCATCTATATTAGTTTCGCAATTAAATAGAGAAATAGAAAAGAGATTAGACCCTCGACCTCGTATGAGTGATTATGCAGAGTCAGGTGTAATTGAACAAACTGCTGAATCAGCAATGTTTGTATTCTATGGACATAATTTTGATAGTGATAAATTTAATCCATATAAAAGTGAGATTATTGTTGCTAAAAGTAGATATGGAAAGATTGGAACTCATTTAGTTGGATTTAATGGAGGAAGATGCAAATTCTATATGAACTCTACAATGGCAGAAAAGGATAATATTGCATAAAAGTTGCTTGGGGTGTTACTACGAAAATAAAAGTGTTTGCTATTGGTTCTCACTAGTGGGTAATAGCACCCCTAAACAAATACCTGAAAATGTAATAAATAAAGGTTGCGATAAGTATCTTAATAATGTATCTATTGGATATAAAGCAGGAGACGAGTTAACTGATAAACTAATAAATACATTTAATGGAGAAATTGTAGGAGATAAGTACGAACCCCCTCAAAAACAAAGAAAAACATATAAGAAAAAATATGTTAAAAGCGCACATAACTATTCATATAGGAGAGATGCACAATGAATATGAACGATAAAACAATAATAGGTATAGACCCCGGTGCTAATGGGGCTATTAGTTTTACAACAACAGATAATAAGATAAGAAAGAAGAACGGAGTGATTCCATATAAATGTCATAAATTAATACATGGCAGAACAATTATATGTACTATGGCAAAACAAGCATATCATAAAAAAATAGTAGCATATGTAGAAAAAGTTCATGCAATGCCTCACGATGGTAGAAGTTCTTTATTTAAATTTGGAGTAAACTATGGAATTTGGTTAGGAATATTAGATGCTAAAGGAATTAAAACAATAGAAGTATCACCACAAAAATGGATGAAATGGTGGGAAACAAAGTTAGATATTAAACTTCCAAAAGAAAAAAAAGACAGAAAGAACAAACTTAAAGAGATAGCTTCTGATTATATTGACAATGAACAGAAAACTACTTTATGGAACGCAGATTCAATTTTAATAACAATGTACGGAGTGTACGCAGAAAAGGGAGAGCAATAATGGAAAATCAAAATAATATTAAAATGTACCTTAATACATTAAATAATGTTAATGGGACAATCAAATTAGCAGCTAAAAAATACGATATAGATTTTATTGTAGAACTTTTAAGTAAATTAAAAGAAGCAACTCATCAATTAGAAACGTTGCTTATTATGGAGAAAGAAGACAGATTTACAGCATAGCCTCCTTATGCGATAAAGGTGGGTAGTGGTTTTCTCTGCTACCTGCCTTTAGATTGTAATTCAGATTCCATTCTTTTCAAACTTTGATAAACTCCAAAAGGAAGGTTTCTTTTACCCTTGATTGCTTTTTGCTTTTTTGATTCAAAAACTTCTGGTACAACTTTCTTCCATATATTATCATCTTCTTTTCTTGGATAAATTCCCAATTCTTGTTGAGCTGCCATACCAATATGACCTTTCATTAACATAGGAATATGTCTATCAGTTGCTCTTTGGGCAAAGGTATTAAGTATCTTTAATTTTCTACCAGTATCAGACAAATTAGTATCGTTTGTGTATGAATCTACTCCAATTAACATATCGGTAATTCCTTCAAAATCAGCATTTATTAGGTCAAGTCCAATTCCAATATCAAGAGCATCGCTTAATAATGGTCCTCCAAATGTTGATATAAGAGCTCCTTTGCCATAAAATGCTTTTTTAACTTCTTCTTCATCACCAGTAAACAAAGTGGCCCATTGCTTTAATCTATCCCAAGTGTCATGTTGAACAAGGTTATCAAAATTTGTTCCCAATATAGCTGCTAATGCAACTGGAGCCATAAAGTATGCAATAGCCATTCTTGTTGCTTTGTGCATACCCTCAGCGTCTTTAAAACTGAAATCTTTATCCTTTCTAAATGAAGACCAATCCCCACCAGCTTCTTTAGCTATACTAATATTCTTTTCAAGAAATTCCATTCCATAATGTTGAAATTGAAACATAAATCTTCCAATATTCTTTGGACCTCCCCTCATAAACTTTGCTTTTGCATAATCACCATAATCAAAATGATTTGCTATGACCATGTTCTTTGCATAGTTAGAAGCGATTTTTTCCATACCAACTTTTATTTTAGACTCACGTTCAGTATCAGACAATTTTTCATACTTCTTAGCCATCTTTGCTTGATATGCTGTACTTGTTCTTAAAAGGTTATGCATTTGACCAAAAGCAATCTTAAAAGTATGCTTTCTGTTGCTGTTTTCTACTTTTCTATGAAGCACAGATGCGTAGCTTGCCATTTTAGATGTAGCTCCAGAAAATTTTGATAAACGAGATTCTTTATTATATGTTATTTTGCCATTTTCATCAATAGTTCTAAGCTTATATAAAGATGGAGATGTTTTAACTGTACTTTCTAAAAGTTCTGGTGTAGTATCTTCAAATAACAATCCAGCTTCTTTTAATATATTTTCAATTTGAGACTCCACATCATCCCCAAATAATCCTTTTTGCTCAAGTTCCCGATTGGCAACTCTAGATATACGTCTTCCAAATTGGACAAAATCCAACAATCTTTGAGTAGCATTTCTTACAGCTGAACGAGGATTGATACCAATTTTTGAAGTAAACTCAAATGCTAACAATGACCTCATTATTGCTTGACCATTTTCACCAAGTTTACTATTACCATTAGCAGCTTCATGTAGGTCTATTATTAAATCAGAAACATTTTTTGCATAATTGGAATCTTCGCCATTTCTATAAATATCGTGAACTTTATTACGAGCATTTACCAATACTTCATCCATAAATGCTGTTGTATTAAATCTATTTACATCATCAACATATCCTTTTACAACATCAATAAAGTTTCGTGAATATGCTAATTTTTCTTTTCTATTTCTTGATTTTGCATGATGTGTAATCCATTTGTTTATATCAGCTATAACACCATCAATATCTTTATCTTTTTTATTTTTAAAGTCATCAGAAGCTTCATCAAATTTTGCAAAATGAGGCATCAATCCATCCATATAAGAAGCATTTAAATCTCTTATGTAATGAGGGAAATAACCATCTTCTTTATATGAAGGCATAATATCAGATATAAGTTTTTCTCTTAATTTTATAAGTTCGCCTTCAGTCTTGCTTTTAGCTCCTTTATTTCTTTGCACTTGAGCTATAACAGTATTAATTCTTTTTTCGATACCAGATTTTAAAGTACCATACATTTCATACATTAATGAATTATATTTTATAACAGCATCTATTGTATTTCTATCAAGACCTTCTTTTTGAAAGAATCTTTGGTAATCAGAATCTTTTAATATGATTAATTTACCTTCGTCATATTTCTTTACATTATTTGCGTGTAGTTTTCTTTGTTTTGTAGTTAATGATTCATCTTTTGATAGTCTAACTTCTCTGTCATACTTTTCTTTAATTGCTATTGGCATTTTATTTTCAATAATGCTTATAAAATCATCAAATATTTTTAAAGGTGATTTTGTAGTAAACTCAGATATTGCTTTTCTAGCAGCTGATATTGCTACATTATCTGCTTTATCTAATGCTTTTATTAAATTTAAATCAAGTTTTCTATATTGTTTTTTTGCTTGTTCAAACTTTGCCTTTGACCATACGCCGTCAATTCCACCTGCAATCTTTAATGATTCAATAATGTCGATTACTTTTCTTTCTGTTTCCAATGTTCTTTTTCTATCAGAATTAGATACCTTTTGCAAAGCACCTATTGTATATCCAACCGCTGGGTCTTTCTTTCCTAAAGCAGAACCAGACCAAAAACTTTTTAATGAAATATCTCCAGATTGTATTCTATCATTTAATTTATACAACTCTTTTGTGAACATTTGTATTCTACCATTAGTTAAGAATCCAGAGTTGTTATCATCATATATAGCAAACTCCATTGGAACATAAAAGTCCCTTTCAAACAATCTCATAGCAGCTTCATAAGGGTCTTTAATATGTTTAAGGGTTTCTTTATCGTTAGCCCAATATTCGACAGCTTTTAAAAGAGATTTACCCTTTTTTAATCTATTGCAATCAACAGCTTTAGCCATTTAACAATCCAATCCTTGTTTCATTTCATTAAATAATTCTTGACTAGTTTCTCTTACCATTAAACTTTCTTTAGCTTTAATTAAGTTAGCATCAAGAACAGATAATTGCCTAATTCTATCTAAAATAACTTTAGAAGATTTTTCAAGAGTTAATCCCTCTTCACCAGCTTTTGCTTCCATAAATTTGAATCCTCTTGACAACTTAAATGCTGGATGCTCTGTTATCTTTACTATATTATCAGTTCCATGTTCTCCGCTTTGCATAAAATCAATACCACTACTTATAAACTTTTGGAAATCAGCATCTAATTGCAATCTCATTCCCATATATTTATATGGATTTGTCAATGTATTTGATGATAATTCCACACTAATATTGTCTAATTCAGTTAAAAATTTATCAAATTCCTGACCTTTTCCTAAAGATTGATACATATTCTTATAAAAATCAAGAACAGAGTTATTTACTATTGATGTCGTATTGTATGGCATATTATTTCTCATCCAAGAAAACTCTTCATAACTCTTTATTTGTCTTTCTAAATAAGGGTCAAAGCTTGCAAGTCCATATCTTTCACGATTTACTTCGCTTTCTCTTCTCATCATATGGTCACCTCTAAAGAACTTAGTATAATGACCTTCGGTACTTCTTAATATATTAAGCAATATTGGAGCATTCTCTTTTATTTTCTGGACTTGAGCTTCATCATATACACCTGCGTCAATTAAATCATCATGCGTTCTTCTTCTACCATGAACTAAATCAGTTAAAAATCTAATACCTAGTTTATATCTATTAACATCTACATATGGGATTGATACGGCCCTATTTTTATACACTCCAACTTTTTTCTTATCTCTAGATGGTTCCATAAATGCCATTAAAAATTCCATGCCATGTTCATTTACTTTGCTATTAATGTATTTCATTTGCCATTCGTAAAAATCATCAGCATTGTAACTATTCAATATTTCAATATCTCTTTTTGTGAGAACTGATTTGTCTCCATATTGAGCTATTTCATTTATAAGTGATGTGTCTCCATATATACCGCTTCTTAATTTTTTTAATCTTTTTAAATCTTTTCTACCTTTATCATCAAGAGAAGTTTTAAAATCATCATATCTAGAAGCTCCTATAATTTCTGTTTTTAACAATGAATTGATTGTATTGAAATAAACAGTGGCATATTTTAAATCTGGGTCATTCTCAAGGTTTACAAATTCAATTTTTGTTAGGTCTTGATTTTTAAATGGAACATATTGACCATAATTATCACGAATTTCACCTTTTAATTTTTCTATAACGTACTTTATTCTTTTTATTTTTTCATTTTTCCACTTATAAGAGGCATTACTATTACCTATCTGTCTTATCTTTTTATCAAGATATTTAACTGTTCCAATTTTTTTATTTACTTGCAACACTTGTTTGACAAGGTCGTCACCAAATGCATCAGAATCTTTTACATTTGAATTTGACATCATTTCAACATACCAATCATCTACTGCATCCATTGTTTCGTCTAAAATTGCCCTATCTTCGTTTTTAAATAAATCTGATTTTGCAATATTTACAACCATTCTATCTATATAAGAACCACTTTTACCCTTTGATATATTCTCGCCTTGACCTCTTATATATTCAAATAAATCATTTTTAAACTCAACTCTTTTCTTTTTCTTGTTGTAATCAAATCCAAATATGTCTTTTAATTCTTCATAATCTTTTCCTCTTAAAGCTCTTTTAGATGTAAGATTTTTCCAAACTCCAGACTCTAAATTCTTATTGAATCCTATAAATGTATTTGCTTGATTAATAAAAGAATCAAAATCTACACGTTGGCCTTCACCAGTATCAGCATAATGCTCTTTGCCAGTTACTTGAAGCAATGCGCTGTACTCAGAAATCATTTCTTTTATAATTGCTTTTTCAGCATTTGTAAGGTCTAAGTTAGATTCTCTATATTTTTTAGATGCTTTGTCATAAGTTAATTTTTGAAATATCCTAACTCTTTTACCATCATTGTTAGCTCCTTTGTTATCAACAACTTCTTTAGCATCTCTGGTGGTAAATTCATTTGGAGCTATTGATTTTAATATTTCTGGAAATAAGAAATCATTTTTCCAAGAAAAAATATCACCAGCAATTTCAGGATTAAGTTGTCCATCACCATCAACGATGTATTGCATTTCAAGAGCACTTCTCATAAAAAAATCTAGACTTCTATAATCAATAGTTATTAATTCTTTTTTTGCATTTTTAAATAATACACCGGGTCCGTCAACATTTCCTTGGTCATCTTCTCTTATAAAATCTTCCATAGATGCTCTATTTGTAGATAAGAAATTTTTATTTGAAAGATTATCTAAATAATTCAATTCTCTAGGAGTTTTTTGAACCATCCCAATAGCTTTCATATAAGACCTTGAATCGCCAACCATTTTTTCGACTGCTTTTGTTGATTCATTAGCTGTTAATCCAAAATGAAAATTACCCTTCATTTGTAGATTTGATGGGTCTATTGCTTGAACAAAGAATGATTGAGACCTTTTTATATGGTCAAAGAAATAATCATTGTGAGCAAAAAAGTAATCTATTTTATCAGCATCGTAATCACCTTCATAGACATTCACAATATCCATGCTATTTACCATAGCAGAATTACCATATCCCTCATCTAAAAATCCAGCTAATCCAAGCAATGTAATATCATTAGGTCTTGTTCTTGGATTTCTTCTTGATATAATGCCAAGTTGATATTTAGAGTCAACCTCATCCCCAGATTGTTTTAAAATATCAAACACATCTTCAAGTGAAGACTTTGAAAGAATATCTCTAAATCTTTGTAGTTCTTCTTGTGGAATATCGTCATCTATTTTTGATATATAATCATTGATAAATTCATCAACAGTAAATACTTTTTCATTATCTACAATACGGACTCCTCGACCTTCAAGTTTATCCAATGTTGATTTTCTTTCGTGATAAGGTAAAGCAATTTCACCTCTCATCAATAAATTACCTCTTTCATCAACTAATGTAGGTAGCAACCTAGAAGATTCATTATCATTAAAAGAGCTTAAGCTTTGTATCAAAGGAGCTTGTCCTCCATATCTTTTATTTTCTCCATTGTCATCAGTCCTATTGGTAAAACTCCTTGTATTATTCATAATGTTGTTAATAAAAGCAGAATACAATTTATTCTTTACCATTCTATCGCTATAGCTCATTGGATTCGCATCTGGATGCGTTAAATAAAATAACATATTATTAATAGTGGATATGCTCATTGATGAATTATCAGTAGGTAGTTCACCATCACCAATCTCATCTATCATAAATTGTCTCATTGAAATTGGGTTTGTTAATATTTTTCTCATTTGTTCTAAAGCAAAATCTAGGTCCCCTTGCATTTCAGCAAGTTTTAAACCCGATTCTGCATTATCAAATAAATTTGCATCAGAAGGTGATTCTTTTGCAGTTGTTACAGATGCGTCTTTTTCAGGTTTAAATCCTATTGATTCTAAGGATATATTTCTTTTTTGACCTGCATTTAAAGAAACATTTGGCAAATCATTCCATTTTGTATCATTTAATATGCTTGTATCAATTTTATCAACATCTGAAGAAACTTCTTCAAATACCTTAGCCCCACTTTTAGTAAGTAAAACATCTATTTTATTATTGTTAAAAAACTCATCTAACTTTGGTTCATAAACAAATAATGTTTTGCCCAATAAAAGTTCCTTACCTTCCCCACTGGAAGATATAACAGGTTTAATAGGATTTTTTGAATTTGGATTATGTCCCATAATTGCATGAGACTCCACCATCATTTCTTTTGATATAAAAGATATACTATCAAATGCAGTTGCTTTTTTATGTGCGTTCCCCATAACATTTCTAAAAGACCAATTTCTTATTTGAGGATATTTTTCTTGATAATTTTTTATAACATCTTTCATTTCGCTTCTAAGCAAAGCACTTCCTTCATCATTCCATATAGAAACAGTATATGCATCTTTCTTCATTCTTTTTAATAATTCTTCAGATGCTTTATCTTTCTTATCGATTTGCCTTCTAGCAGTTATGACAGAGTATAAATATTCTTTACTTGGTCTTACGAAATTTTTTGTACCGACCAATTTTACTCTTTTTAATATTTTGGATACTTTTTCAGTATCGGATTCATTTATTGTATCATATAATTTTTTATTAGTATTACTTCCAACCATTTTTTCAAGAACAAGATACCTAAGAGCTAATTCGTAATTTTCATTACTTGAAGGAGTTTCATCTTCAGATGCTTTTTTAAATTCGGCATTTAAATCATCTAAAATCTTTTTATGATTTTTATTTATTATATTTTCTGGAGTAACATGCTTTTCATAGAAAGCCATAAATGTATCAGCAATTTTAGCTCTATCAGATGCTTTTACTATAATACTGTCCATTCCATTATACATTCTCATTTTTAATAAACCTGTATCTGGAACAGAATATGCACCTGGAAAACCTTCAGCAATTCTATCATCTAAGTCTTCGACTCTTTGTATGTTTTTTAAATTACCAAGAGAATCAAATCCGTAATTACCAAGTTGCTTTCTAACTTTTTCTTCTTGAGCGCTTATTGTTTTTTGCAACCATTCTGGTATATTTTGAGAAGAATCATCAAGATTATACAACCTTGTTTCATGTTTATTAGTGAATGGATTGAATCCCCTTGCTAATACTTCTGTATTAAAAATAATAAGCTCAACATCCATTTCCTTAAAAAGATTTGTAATCTCATTTTTTTGCATATAATAAGGCTTATCTTCTACTCTAAGACCGTCGCTATGGATTCTCATTTCCTTACCAGTAACTATATTTCTTCTTGCAAATACAATTTGAGTTATATCTTCAACAATTTCTTTTTGTTTTCTTCTTCCTAAATCTTTTAATGGTATTATTTCATTGTTTCTTTCAATAGCAGCTCTATTCATTAATCTTTTAATAGCATCTGCTCTAAAATATTGGTCTTCTGCAAGAGGGTCAAGGTCATCCTTAACTAAAGTATCAAATATTTCTTTTTGAGCTTCGGCTCCATGGTCTTTATAACTTTGATATATGGGGACATAATCAGATGAAAATGGTGAACGCATTTCAGGCTCTAGGAAAAGATATTTACTAAATAATTGTTGCATAGATATTGAAGGATTTTTTACAACATCATCAGCATCTCCTACGAATCTACCTTTTGAAAGATTTGCTTGTCTTTCATACTCTCTGTCAACATAATTATCATCGTACCCTCTTCTGCTTAATATATTATCTACCTTTTCAAAATATTCATAAGCAACTTTTTCAGCGTCAATTTTTAAATCATAATTTTTATTTGTTGTAACAATACCAGCATTATGCAACCAAGTCATTATCTGTATTTGTGCTTGTTGACCATATTGTTGGATATAACTATGCATTTTACTTCTAACATTTGTCAATCCATTGTTTTCCATAGCTTCAAACAATTCTGAAAGAACTATATTTTCTTCATTCGTATTTCTATTTGATTGAGCATTTCTAATTATTAAATCCAATTGCGCAGCTTCTTTACTATGTATGTTGATATATGAATCTTCTACAAGAATTAAACCTTTTGATTTATCTGCAATTGTTTCAATGAATCTATTATATTTAGCCGCAAATGTTGGGTCTTCTGGACTTGTTATTTTTCTTAGTATGAAATTGTTTTTACCAGTCTTTACATTAAATTCAGCTTTTCCATATGTACCATTTGTTTGCGTCATTACAAATTCAGCTTCAGATGGTTGTATATTTGTATTCTTCCATTTATCTGTATTGATTACTTGAATAACTTTTTGATGAAACCAGTCCCCTATCTTATTTAAATCAAAACCTTCAACCTTTAAAAATTCTTCTAATGCTACAACATCATCTGGAGTTGTTTTTGTACTTGATTTAGATACCTCGTATCCACCAACAGCAGTTTGTATAGCTAATACTTTTTGCAACTTTCTTCTAATGTCGGACTTGTCTGCATCAGTAAACCCATCTAAATCAATCTTTTCTACACCTTCTATTAGTTTTCCATCATCAGTTAGAAGACCTGCATCTATTAATGATGTTGAAACTTCATCTTTCTTTGTATAGTCTTCTGAAAATATATTAATAACTCTTTTAGATGTTGACAATGCTTTGTTAGCCATTACAGATGGTAGGTAATCACCGTAATCAGAATATCTAAATTCTCTTGATATATTATCTTTTTGTTTAAATAATTCATTTACAGATTTTTCTGATGACCTTATTGAATTATACAAATAAGATAATGTTTCTTCATTTCTAATTGTTGCTTGTTTCTCGGCTTGATTAAATGCAGAATCACCGAGAACAACACTTCCTCTTTGAATCATTTCATAACTATCAAGCATATTCTGTAATTCTTTAACTGCTTCAGCTCCAGATAAATCACCTAAATAATCTAATTCTCCATTTCTTGCCTTTTCTTTAAGTTCTTTGCTTATTGTTATTATTTGAGGTACAATATATTTATCTGGTTCATTATTCAATGAACGAGTTGTTAATTTAGGAGCAAGGTCTGGAAATGATTTATTTACAAAATTACCAACTATTGATGTTAATTGAGCTTCAAAAGAAGCTGTATTGTCCATTATTTCTTGATTGTATTTCTCTTCAAAATCATTAACAGTTTCTACTTCTGTTAATTTTTTAAAATTCTTTATTAAATTTCTAGCTTCAGTAGCTCCTATTTCATCCAATCCTTTTGAATGATTAAATGTTTCATTAACCATTTTAAGTATCTTTGGAAGCATTGGAAATGTTTCTCCCTGAGCCATAGCAACCTGCACAGACATTTCACCTTCTGGAAGAGCATCGTTATTTATACCAGAATCATCATCACTTGCAAATCTATTTTCAATTAGATAATCTTTTAATTCAGCATTGTCTCTTACTAAAGCATTTCCAAATCTATTATTAGGTGAATCAAAACTTGATGAGTAATGAAAGTTCTTTACATCAAATCCTAATGTATTCAAACCGTCCCTTACTACATTAATATCTTTTCCTAAATCCCATTTTGCAGGATTGGCTTTTCTTTGGGTGTATGCGCCAATCATCATATTGCCTAATAAATCATAGTTATCCCAATCAACTCCATACTGAGCTCCCATAACATTCATTTGAGCCCAATGAGCTGCATTAAATACTGCTCCACCTAAAAACATTCTCGGTAATGCTTTAACTGTGCTATTCCAAGATTCTTTAGTAGACCATTTCATAAGGTCTCTACCAAATTGATTTTTTTCTTTATTTAAATAACCAACTACTTTGGATTTATATCCACCTTTAAAATCGTTTTGAATCTCTTCTCTAAGACTTTTTGCTCCCATTTTTCTATCATGTGGATGTTTTAATAAATCATATGTTTTTCCACCAATTACAACTTCAGTAGATTTTCCATTTCTAGACCTCATTTCACCCATAAATCTTAATCTTTCAGCTAATTCTTTGCGACTCATATTTTTATATGGATTTCTTCTAAAAATAGATTTCATTCCATCAAGAAAATCACGCCTACTATTTGCTATCTTACCTAAAGGTTTTAAATATTCAATAGATGATAATCCTACCCCAGTAAGAGCTCCTGCTCCAACTGCAATAGAAAAATTAGCCCAATTAAATTCTTGTTGTTTACCTCTCCACATCTCTTTGCCTTGATAAACTCCCTCCATAGCTGCGTCAATAAAACTAAATACAAATACATCGTTCAATGCTTGCCCAACAATTCTTCCTTTAGCTGTATTGCCATATAATTGTTTACCTAATTGCAACATATCTTGAACTGGTACGCCTTTTTCTGCAACTTTTTTTGTCATTTCTCTAAGAGCTTTTGCCTCAGAGCTTTTTAATGTGCCAGTCGCAAGTCCAGCTTTTATTTGTAGGTCTACTTCTCTAGATAAACTTTTTCTAAATGTCTTAGCTGTTAATTCAGCATTATTAGCGTTTCTTGCAATAGTCCCACTAATATCTTTTTTAAATAAATTTATTGTCTTTTTATCTATTCCAGCTTTTTTACCAGCTTTTGTAAATTCTTTTAGTACAGCAGATTCAGATGACTTTCCAAATGCTTTTGAAACAAGTGGTAATATAGTTTTCCCAGCTACTCCCCTAGCTACTTTTAAAGGAGCTCCTTGAACATACCCAAGAACAGAACCTGCCATTCCAGCAAGTCTAGCTTCTGGGGATTCTAAATCAAGAACCTCTTCTTTTATATATTCTTCAGTACCGGGAGATATTAAATCAGCTAAAACACCAGCAAGTCCAAGACTTCCAGTATCTACAGCTTGATAAGCAAATGAACCTAAAGCATTCCAAGCGGATACTTTATCTTCGCCTATTATTTGTTGTTGCTGAGATTCTGCAAATGATTGAAGGTCTGGAGTAGAAAATGTATCATCAGATAAAGGTTTTCTTTCTGGTGAGAAATCAAAGTCAGTTTCAGATTGAAGCTGAGAGCCTGATGCTATTTTGTCATACAGGGATTTTTGAGTTTTTGTTAAAGACATCTACTTAGGAAGAGACGGAGGCATTATAAAAGAGGCTAATGAAGCATCGAAATAATTGTTATTCAATTCATCTTCAATTAATCTAAGAGCAGCTGAAAGACTATCTACAGCTGAATCAGCTTCTTCTAGGAAAGCATCTTTATTTAATAACAATTCATTTTCTTCAACAGTTCTTTGGTCTTCTGGTACTCTTTCAGCTTTTTGAATTGCTTGTTGTATCATATATCTCTGCTCGTTTGCAGTCATTAATTTTTGCCTATTTAATTGAGACTCATCTAGATTAAGAATTGTTTTTTCTTTAAGATTTGTCAAGTCTCCAAGGCTTAGTAAAGCTGTCTCAATTCTTTTCTTTTTTACTTCTGGGTCTACTGGGTCAAGTGCAGGTTCCATGTCTCCTATTTGTTCTGGAAGTTCCATATCTCCTTGCAATCTATACTCTTCTTCTTCTCTATCTATAGCTAGATTTACTATTTTATGTTTATTTGCAATTTGAGATAAAGAAGTCAAATCATTTATATTCGTGAAATGTGCCAAAGCTTCATATATTCTTTTTTCACCAGTTGCTAATTTTTCACCTCTTGCTTTTTTGTCAAGAGAATCATGGTAAACATCAAGCAAATCAACTAAAGGTTGATTGGTTCCTAATTGAGCAGCTGAAAATAAACTTCCAGATATTTCAGTTGCTAAGAATTGCCTTTCTTTTTTCGAAAGTCTTGGGGCTGATTTAGACAATGCAATATTTACGTTTCTATGTATATCCTCAACAGAAACATCTTCTTGTTGGGCTATTGCAGCAGCATCTTGAAATCCAAATTTATCTACAAATGTAGTAGCTACTTGAGCTAAATTTTCAAGTTGTTCTTGTTTTAAATATTTTAAAGAATCTTCAAATTTTGCTCTACTAAATGTTTCAGCAGCTCTTTTTTCTACTGCCAATGCTCTATCTTCAGCCTTAGATAATCTAGTTTCTCTACTTTTTCTTATTTCTTGTTCTTCATCCAATCTTTTTTGAGTTTGTCTTGCTTCCCAAGTACTTACTCCAAGTTTATCTTTTTCTAATCCCATCTGAGCTTCTCTATATCTTTCAGAAGCTGACATTTCATCGCTTTTTAATTGGAGCTCAAGTTCTTTAAATCTTTTACTTTGAGCCATCTCCATAAATCCAAGAGCTTCTTGAACTTTAAGCTGGTCACGTTGTTGATTATATTGTAATATTCTATTTATTGATTGTAATACTTCAGCTGCCATAATTAACTCCAGAATTTATCTGGGTCCCCCCATCCTCTAATATTTTTACCTAAATACCATTTATCAGCTGCTTGTTCAGATAAACTTATTTCTCTTTCAAATTTTTGTCTTTCTGCTTTTAATCTTGCTTTAGATTGTTCATAATTTGCGGCTATGTCACCTAAACTCCTTCCGTATTCTCCAAGCATTCCTTCTTTATATGAAGATGCTTTTTCTTGAATAATATCTAAAGACCTTTCCTTACCCGCTTCAGATTCTCCAGAATAAGCTAATCCTGTTTTACCAGCAGTTCTTGAAAAAGATTCGATTATTTGACCTTTTTCTATACCTGTTTTTGTTGAAAAATCTTCTATTTCTTTTCCAAATTTCTGACCAACAAGTTGTCTTTGAGATGCCACTGCTTCTGATAATCTTGCTTCAGATTCTTCAATGTCTAAAAGACCAGCTCGAGATTCTCTCAACCTTGCTTCAGCAGCATCTTGTTGAGCTGAACCAGCTCCATAAGAAGATACCCCTCCTAATAAAACGCTCAATCCAGTTAAAGCAGCTGTTACCCAATTTTCTCTTAACCCAGTTTCTGGATTAATTGTTTTAGAACCAATAGCATCAACAAGAGATTCTCCAAGTGCGTCACCCATTAGTTTTTCTTCAAAAGCGTTACCATGTTCAACTCTTCCATCAGAGAATTGCAGTATTCTATCATCTCCATGTCTCCCTTTTTGAGCTAAAGAAGATAAATGATTTTTTGCTATTGAATTACTCATTCGAGCTCCATAATTTTTTTGTCCAATCATATAAATCTCCAGATGTAGCCTTTGGATATAATTCTAAAAATTGATTTCTTTCAGCTTCTTCTAATAAACTCCACGTTGCTCCAGTTTTAAAATCGGAATCTCCATAATCAGCTTCATATGTACTTATATCGCCCATATTTTCTTGAAACCCGAAATAATCAGAAGATTCTAATCCCAATTCATCCCAATCGGATATTCCTTTTGCATATTTACCAGCAGCTGTTACCCTAGCTTTTGTAAATTGAGTAGCATCATCTCCACTTCCAAATTGATACATTGGCTTATCGCCTTTTAATCTATCCCATATGTTTCGTTCAATCTCATGAGCTTCAAACTTTTGTGTATATTCTGATGGTTTTTGTGCTTTAAATTCTTCAAAAGAAAGGTCTCCAGTATATTCTTTTTGAAATCTTTTCTTTTCAAGTTCTGGTAAATATTCTGTTTCTAATGTTTTTTTATCTTCATACATACCAGCTGCTGTAGTTGCCAATTCTAATCCAGTAGCAGCTACCTTAACTTTTTCATTTAATTCATCTAAAGACATAGCTGCTTTTTTTGTTTCATAATCTATCGCTCCCCATCGGTCGCTAATGTCATATAAACTTGCTTGATATTTACCAGATGCCCTACCAGCAGACAAACCGGCTTGAAAAAGAGATTTAGCCATATTGATTATATACTTTTACTATTTAATTTAACGAACATATTATTTTTATCCAATAGCATTATGATGTGTGTTCTGTATCTGATATATCCAGATTACCTGTTTCACCAAAAGGTTGAAAGAATACATTTACCCTACTTTTAAACCATTCCATATCTGCTTGAGAAGGTGAACCTGAAGTCCATCCATCGTCAAAACCTCTTAATTGAATATCGATAACTAAATTCCAAAAATTAGTAAGATGGAAACCTCCCGCAGCTGAATGACTATATAATTCAGTAGCTCCAGCAGGGGTAGTCCCTGTTTGAGATACTATATTTAACCTATGAGTTCCATAAACTTTTACATCTTGGACTGGAGGAAAAAAAGTATTTTTATTAGCAGTTGATAAATCAATGTCTCCATCACCAGTAGTTGCTGAAGTAGAATGAGAGCCACAACTTGTAATATGTTTTTGAAAATTACCTCCATGAGTATTTGGATTTGTTCCACCAGTAGCAGAATAATTAGGAGGAGCAACTGTAGAATCGTGACCACTCCAACCTGCTTCATCAGACCTAAATTCATTTTTAGTAACAGCAATTGTTCCTTTGTATAACTCATCTCCCATTAAAGCAGCGTGACCATATCCATTATTAATTCTTGATATTAAATCATACTTTATAAAATTTTGACAATAGTCATCTATTCCTGTGTACCAAGCTCCAGCTGTTGTATCTGCATATCCATTTGAAGACAAATAACTACTTGAAGCTGGTGAACCAGTATATAAAGGTGCTTGTATAGTAAATCCACCAGCCACCCAAAACAATAAACAATCATAATCTCCAAAACTTAAAAATTTATTATCTCTGCCTTCATCGTCAAAAACACTAGCAGCTTGAGCTTGCCACGGATTAGCACTATGCCAATCTACTATATTTGATAGAGTACCAGCGGAAGTATGACTAACGATTTCATCCCTATACCATTGATATGCATCTTTTTTATCATCATTATTGTCATGGCTAATAACATTAATATGTAAAAATCCAGAAATCAACCTTCTTGGAGGAATCTTTATATATTTTTTAATTGATAAAGGAGTTGCTACATATCCGCCCATAATTATGTCCCAAAGTCTGCGTTAAATGTTCCACCAGAAGAAACAGAATGCCTAGCTAGTAGACTGTAATTTTGTTGAAAATCTGCAGTTCCAATAGTTAATAAACGATTAGTCGCATTAATATTAATATAATAATCAGAAAATAAAGTTTGAGCATAAGCATGAAAATATATATGATTACTGGTATCAATTTTTAAACCATCTCTACCATTTGTTTTAGCTAAAAAATTACTAACAGCATCAAGGGTTATAGTGGAACTGCCATCTATTGTAAAAGCACCATCAACATCAATTTCTGGAGCATCTTCTAAATTAAATATAAATTCAGCCGTACCATCTCCATTAGTTAATGAAATATCCTTACCAGCAGCATCCAAAACAATATCCCCAGACGAATCTAATGTAATTGTGGTGCCTGCTAGCTCTGCCGTCCCATCAGCAGTTATTTGTATATTTGCAGCTGCCGCTGCATTATCAACGGTTGTTATGTTTAAAGCTCCATTAGTAGAACCAGCTATTGTAATAGTATCATTTGTAGAAGGAGTCATTACTATTGAATCATCAGTTATTACAGTACTGCCAACAGTATATCCAGAACTTCCAGAAGTGACACCACCAGCAATAATAACATTATGAGAAGCATCTATAGAAAATGAATTATTAGCAAGCGTAGCATCAAAAGCATCATCTGTATTAATAACAAATGCATCTGAACTATCATCTATTCCCATTATGGTTTTTAATGTAGAATGACCCCAAACAATGCTCCTGTCAGTTCCATCAGCGTCAGTTCCAATTAACATTGTACTAGTCATAGCTCTTGAGCCATCAATGAGAAGATATTGAGGATGGTCATCACCACCGAGTCCCACTAATGAATTATGGTCAGATACTCCTAATCCAGAAGACGTTCCCCCTCCACCAGAACCTATCCTTACAGGAGGCATTGAACCAGAAGAAGATAATGGAACCCATTCTTTATTTTGTTTAATATATTGAACAGTTCCAGAACCAGAAATTTTTCTATAAGTTAAATCACCTTCAAGTCCTTGTAAATTATCTGGCCTACCAGAACCAAGAGTATGCTGTTTTGTTTTTTGATGTAATAACTTTCTTTCTTCTCTTGTTAAAGCCATTATCTCACCGTTTTTGTTCTATAAACAATACTAATATCATTAATTTCAAATGTAGAAGGAACTGCGCCATCTGTTGTAAATTTAATAGCAAAAGAATATTTATTATTTGCTTCACTTGAAGTTGATGGTTTTAAAATAGCTTGAGTCCATGCTCCACTTCCAGCGTTGCCTAATTCATTACTTGCAAAATTTGTTCCATCTTGAAATGTTTTATTAAAAGCAGTGCCTCCATCAACATCATATTTAACTTGGACATTAGTTGCCCCTCCAGTTTTATAAGTAACATATACTTTATAAATCTTTTTTCTTACTCCCGGTTCTCCAAAATCAATATCTTTTGTTTGATACACAAATGCAGTACTTGAAGCTGCGTCTGGATTCCAAGTATTTATATTAATGTCTGAAGTAGTATCTGCGTTTTGAGTAATATATATTAAATCTTCATTCAACAAAACAAAGTTACTTCTTTTTGTTGTAGTTGTTATTTTAGAAGAACCTTTCATCCAAGCTCTTAATACAAAATCATATATAAAAACATCTTTATTTTCATTGTTAATTAACAATTGTCTTTTATTTGGTATATATGCTATATGAGCAGAAGACATATCTGCATCATCAGAGCTTCCATCTTCCCCATCAGTAATAAATGCTTTCCAATCAGATTCACTTATTAATCTCATTCCACCTTTTTCTAATAAGTTAAGAACTTGTTTTCCATCGTAAAAATAAACACCATGCTTGTTAAACCATGCAATTCCAAAATCTGTTTTTACAACATGATAAGGATAGGAACATCCTTTATTTCTAAAAGTATCTTCTAAAAATTCAACATTTTCAGCTACGTTTATTACATACATACTATTCTGTTTAAATTGCAATATCCTATCAGCATATTCTTCTAACTTTACAATGCTTTCACCATCATTTATTACAACGTCTATAGCATTTGCATTTTCTGGGAATACGTCAAATTTATTTATTTCGCTTTTTATAATTCTATCTGGATAATCTTTAGAGGACCAAATTGAATTATAGTAATTTTTTGTTATTTGTCTTATGTTTCCTATATATGTTCTTCTTCCATGAACAACTGCAGTTTTGTATTTAGCCGTAATAGAACCTATACTAGAACTATATCCATTTATATTTTTATATGTATCAATAATATTTGCAGAAATTGGTTTTATGCCTTGAACTAATGCACATGAAGCTAAATGAGCATCTCCGCTATTTGAACTATTTTTCATTACATAAGCCATTTTATCACCTTCTGGCAACCATTTAAATCCATTTTCTTCAAAATCTAATTCGCCTATTAAAAAATAATCATCATTTCCTTCCATTTTCCAATACAACCTAGAACCAGATATTCTTTTGCTTATACCATAATTATTACTTGCATCACCGGGACATACATAACAATCAAAATTAAATAATACAGAACCTCCAAGAACATTAATTTTATTAGGATGAGAACCTTCGCTTCCATCAAGTCCAACAGCTGAAGCTTTTTCCCAGAATTTACTAGGAAGAGATTCTTGTTTACGTTCATCATATAACCATGTATAATGAAATGTATAAGTTCCTTCTTGAAAACCTTCTAATCCTGAGTTTTTTACAATCACAGGCCCGCTTAATGTATAAGCTGGAGTTCCAGAAACTGTATCATATACCCAAATATACCAACTATCCAAACCGACTCCACTAGCTTCTCCACGGTCTATATTTGAAAGAGAAGAAACAAGCAGATTCCAACAATCTGGAACAATATCAGCTTTTGTAAATACATTCCACATATGTTCTCCACTAGTCGTCTCTGTATGTTGAATTTCAACTTTTGAAATATCATTCCATTCAGCCTCAGTAATATAAAAACCAACAACAGAACTTTGTTCTTCACTAATAGTATAATCAATACTTTTTGTTACTAAAGAATAAGCATAAGAGCCACTCCCAGCGGCTATATCAACATTGTTATTGCCAAGCAAAGGATAAAGAGTTACATCATTAGAGGCGGAACCAGTTCCAGCATAAGAAGTCCCATAATTCGCAGCATCATTAGCTTCTATACTTGTATATTGCAATCCAACTCTAAGATTAACAGCATTAACACTAATTGTTCCATTATTATCAGCAATTGTCCCATCGTATTCAGCTGTATCGTCATTAACTGTATTTCCAGCTGTTCCAGTTTCGGGATTTGATATTATACAAATACCTCCAAATGGAGATTCAATATCTTGTTTTGATAAATACCATCCTATATTTGCAGTTGTTCCAGAAGAAGCTCCTTCTTGTAAGGTAGTAACTATAAATCCAGTATCTCCATCTGAAGAATTTGTTCTTGAAGCATTTGCAGAATCAGTAATTAAAACAACCCTTCCAATAACTTCTGTACTAAAATCAGCATGGTCTCCAATTGCTTCAGCTACAGCTATTGCCACAGCCTCCGCTGTATCGTTTGTTTCGACTTCAGTAACTTCAATAGTCTGCGCATAACTGCCACTTCCACTTGGGGCTGATGTTCCACTATTGTCATTATCAATCCAAACTTCAGTTTTCCCACCAGCTCCGTATATATCAAAATATTTACCATTTAAACTATCGCTAGAATCACTAGTGCAAGTAACACTTGTAATTTCAGGCTTTGCTAAAGAACCAGTAGTTGCATTTAATCCAGAAAATTTATTTCCTTCTATGTATCCAAACCATTGATTGTTGTAAGTTCCAGTGGTTGAATGAAAATCTGCATCTCCAATTCTCAAAATACCATCGTTTGCATAATATACAATATTTTCAGAATTAAAATTATTTCCAGAACCATAACCAACAGTACCGCCTATTTCAGCCATATTCCAACCTTCGCTATCTTTTACGTCAAAAGTATTTCCACCATCATCCCAAGAAACAATTAAATTTTCTTGAGCATCCCCACCATCAAGTTGTTTGTCTGAACCAAATACAAATAATCCATTATTTGAAACAGTTAAAGAAGCTACTCCTTGGTCCGATTCACTAACGGAACCTAAAGTTTTTATTCTACCAACAGAATCTATACTAACATCTATTAAAGAAGGTGATTCTATATCTTGTATATCTCTGGGGTCAGTATCAGAACTAATGCCTCCATGATAACCTTGAATTTTATATGTTCTCTTAGGCATTTCCTTCTTCGTATTCTATGTCGCTTATAATATTATTTTGAGCATGCTCTGGAAGTTCGCATACACTACAATCACTTTCTGAAAAATCATATTCAGAGTTCTCATCGTGGTCAAATACGTCTATGCGCAATCCACCTTCAGAACCTTCAATTCTCCCACCGTTTCTTACTCGTAGCTTTTGGTTGATGGATTCCTGTAAGGAATCATCTTGTTCAATATATCTCGGCGCTTTTGACATCCTCCACACTCCTTTATTTTGCCACGAGTGACAGTTTTAATTGCTCGGCTAACTGTGTCACCTAAACCTTTATCATGCCCAAATAAATCTACTCGCTTAGACATTAGTAACCTTTAGGGCCGCTTTTAGCTTGTCTTTTTAATTTTCTTTTCATTCTCCAATTTTTAGATTCAGCCATATCCCACATTATTTTATCTTGCTCTGCTTTTGAAGAAGTCCCAGCTTTTTGAGTTTTAGGTTTGTAATCTCTGCAAGCAGCTGCGCTTGAATATCCTAATTTCTTCCATTCTTTTGCACATTTTTCTTTACTTGGCATATTATGTTTCCTCCTGCCTCCACCTGTTTTTAATTGACTACCTTTGCCTGTGTCAGGTGATGATACATCAGACATTCCAATTACGTCAGCCATTATAATCCCATTCTACCAGACAATTTATCCAATTTTGTTTTTACAGATTCTAATTCTTCTAATAAATATACAATTGCTTCTTGACATTCTTTTAATTCATTAGATTTTTTAGGAACAGCCTTAGTTAATTTCTTTTTAGATTCTGGCATTATTTACTTCCAAATACTTTTGAAAAAAAGCCTTTCTTTTTCTTTTTACCTTTTACAGCTAATTTCTTGCCTTTCTTTTTTTTCTTCTTAACATCTTCCATGTTGTAAGCCATTGCATTGTATGTAGGATGAGTAGTTGGCTTTACCTTTACGCTATCTGCATCCATGAGCATTATTGTTAATAATATTGATAACATTTTATTTCCCCTTAAATACACCTTCTAATATATCTGTTACTACATCAACAACTTTTTCAAAAAAGATTTGTTCTTTTTCTTCAGATACAAATGGTATATCAATACGTTTATTAATTGCACTAGCAATTTTTTCTGTCATTTCATCAGAACCAAGATGTTTAACAGCTTCTTCTTGCATTTTAGCCGCTTGTGCTTCTGCTAGGTCAACTAACATTTTCTTTAAGTCCATTTTAAGACTCCTTTATCTTTTTAGTTTTTAAATATAAATAATATATTTGTACTGCAAACATTACACACATAAGTATGCCTGACAATAAATCTGTCCAATATACAAATCCTAAACTTGTACTTAATCCTGTTACTTTTAGACTATCCATTAATTCACACTCTGTGATTGTTTCACAGCTCCTTGACCGGGGTTAAAATAACTAATTGTTTGAGATTCTTGTTGTTGATTATAAATCATTTTTGAATATAATAAATCAAGATGCCTAATAAGGCTTCTCACTTCTGGCATATGCAATACTAAATTGATTTGTTTAGATTGCTGAGGTTGTTCTTTTTTTTCAACATTCTTTTGCTTGTATTGACTGTTATATATATCTGCTAAACTATTCATTGTTCTTTAAATTTGATATTTCATCTCTTAATTTAGACATTTTTTCGTTATGTTCAATCTTCATTTCTAAAGCTTGCACTCTTAATTCCATTTGATACCATCCCCAAGCAATAGCTCCAATAACGCTAATGATATTAAAAATAAATTTTGCATCTAATTTAATGCCGCCCATTGATTCTGCTCATAGAGCCTTTTAATTCTGATACTTGATTATCAAGGTCATTTATTTCTTTAGTAATAGCATCAAACTTTCTATCTAGTTTATCATCAGATTGGTTCCACCTGCCAATAAGTTTTATTACCATTCCTTCCATATTTTCTAATGTTTCACTTTGACCTTTGTTTTCAATTTTTAAACTTTCTAATGTTTCTTGTTGCTGTGCTGATTTATTTGATAAAGATACAACAAGATATACAAACATTGCCCCAACAACGCCTATCATTCCAGCTTCGCCATATAATGCCATAAAATCCATTACTTCTTCTTCTTTTTATTTGTTAGTTTTTGATACCATTTTAATTCTTCTTCCATTTCTTCATACCTTGCTTGTTCTTCTACGATATGCTTTTCAACAAGTTCGGTAATAGTTGTATTAGCGTCAGACATTTTTCTTTCTAATTCTGTAATTCTTTGAATA